CAGGTAACGGTTGCTAAGCACTTTACTGATTTATCTTGTGATCCGCTTTTGATCGTTCGTGATCGCCTTGATTTAGGGCTTAATGCCATGCTGCATGCTGGGCAATTAACCCATCCAACACTAGCCGTTATTCCGGTATTGTTATCGTATCCGCAATTTGACGAGGTTCAATTTCCTTTGGTTACGTTACATACTGAGCATAATCAAGTGGATGAGCTGGGCATTGGGTATGCCTTAACTGACGATGTGGATGAGCTTGGCTGGATGACGCAAACGCTTATCACTATCACGTGCTGGTCACTTAATGGTGATGAACGTAATCTTTTAAAAAAGGCAATTAAAGCCGTAGTCATGGCAAATCTTGAGGTGTTCGATTTTGCCGGCTTATTACAAATTGATGTGCAGCAAGCTGACCGTGAAGAATTTACTTTATATCCCTGGCCTACTTACATGAGCGAAACGCGTTTTAGCTGTCTATCCTTGACTGCCTTGGTTATGACGCACTCACCATTATTAGAGCTAATTACCGTAACCAATGTTAACGATGAGATAACTAGATGACCACCGCTACAATAATTGATTCAACAGTCACTGCTGCTCCCGTAGCACCCATTGTTCTTAAAAAGAATGAGCCGGTTCTGCTTGAGGTCGCGGAGTTTGCGCAGAGGCTGAGAAATGACAATGTTTCAAGCAGTTTAATTGAGGCGTTTAGTACGCATGTGCTGTCTACTGGGGGCATACAGAACACTGAAGAAGTGTTTAATCTGCAATTTTCTTCCTTTATCAATCGCCCAATTTATTAAGTCTAGGAGTAACAATGAGCTTTCATTTTAATGGTTCAAATTATATAACCCCCGTTACAGCAAGTGCTGTTGATGCCTCGGGTATGGATGCAAAAACGTCAAGTTTTGGTAATGTGTTGGCCTTAGTTGGGGCGACCAAAGCTATTAACCCGATGACTGTGGTGCGCTTTAATAGTTATGCAGAGGCTGCACGTCAATTAAAAGATCCAGTTGATAACTTTGCCTTAAAGGCGATTGAAAAAGCCTTTAATCCGTCTAATGAGACGGGCAGTCCTGATTATCTGTTATTTGTGAACTCCAAACCTACAGGTGCTCAGATCACGCAAGCCCTACTTTCAACCACTAACCAAACTGCCTTAACGTTGACTCAGGTAAAATCAGGGGTGAATTTAAAGGTCGTTATAGAAAATGGCTCGCTAAAAGTTGGCAAGTCCTCTAAGTCTCTTAAGTTAATTGCTGAGGATGGTACTACCTTGGCTAGCAGTGGCTCGGTTGCGGCATATTATTTTCAACTGACTGCAACGACTGCGACGACTGGTTTATCCGTAACTGTTACTGCGGAAAAGCTGACGATAAGTAACAATGATTTTTTGTTTTCAACGTCGACCACTGTTGGTGCACTTATTAGGGCAATTAATGATAAAAAAATAGTAGGATTAAATACAATACCCGATCCAGCAGGGCTCGGGGTGAACGGCGAATCGACCACTAAACTGGATCTGATTGGCAGTACACCAATTGGGCAGGCTGCTGTGACCACCGCAAACCTGACTGCGCAGCATGCTGCGGGTGTGTGGATAACAGGGCATGTGAGCGCTGTGGCTAAAGCATTCTCAAGCATGACAGACAGTGTGGGTGGCCCGTTGGTCACTGTGACGACTGCGACGGGTAGTGCTGCGAATGTGGCGAATATTTCTGTGCAGATGGGCGTGAACACAGTGCCCATAGCGACTTTTGCCAGCTGGTCAGAGGCAATTGATTTGTTACGTGTGCATCGTGTTAATTGGCTGGTGCCGTTAACTGACGATAGTGCCATATTTAACCTTGTTAATACACATTGTGAGTACATGAGTAACACGGTTTTTATGGAGCGTCGCGCATTGTTTGGGTTGTCTAGTGGCATCGCTGATAAGGATGCGGGCGATATAGCGGAAGTTATGAACAATGAACGTGCTTCTGTCGTGCATTTGGGCTTTTCTGATGTGGAAAAAGACAGTGCCGGTCAGTTGATCATGTATCCGCCTTATTGTACGGCGGCGTTGTTAGCGGGCATGATTTGTGGGGTTACGCCTGGTACGGCGTTAACTAATAAATCAATCAATGTAACGGGGATGCAAAAGTGGTTGGTGTACCCAGAACAAACAGATGATTTAATCAGTAAAGGTGTTGTGTGTTGTGTGCGAAACTTTGATGGTGTGGTGAAGGTATTGCAATCAATTACTACTGCACAAACAGCTAATTACCATAAGCGCGAAATGTCGGTGGGGGTTGCGGCCGATTTTACTGCACAAGCCGTGCGTAATATTTTGGATCCCTTGCGTGGTAAAAAGAAAACGCCGTATATGAGATCTGAGGTTATTTCACGCGCTAAAACAGCGTTAGATGAGTTGTCTAAAATGGAGCCACAAGGTTTAGGGGTGTTAGTTGGGGATGCAAAAAATCCATCGTATAAAGGCCTTACGGTGTCTGAGGGGGCGGATTGGATACGCTTAGAATTCCAATGCTCGCCTATCATTCCTGCCAATTATATTGGCATTACTATTCACACTGTAGCGTATTCTGGCGCTAATTAATTAGGAAATAATCATGGCGACTGTTAATTCAAATGTGCAAAGTGGTAATCGTATCGTGTTAACGTTTGATAGTAATGTGATTGGCTTTGCTCAATCGTTTACTTTAAATGAGGATTATGCGCCCGAACCTGCTTTGGGTATTGGCGATATTGCTCCGCTTGAGTATGTGCCGACTATGGCGCGGTATCAGGTACATGTGCAAAAAATGGTGATGCAGAAAGAAACGCTTAGAAATTCTGGTATTCAGTTTGAGAATGCAAATGATGCGTTGTCTGGCAGGGTGTTTGATATTTTAATTTTAGATAAATTAACCGGTGACACGCTTAAAAAAATAGGCGGCTGTACCTATGCTTCAGGTAATGTTGAGTTACGTAAAAATGCTATTGTGATGTCCACCGTGAGCTTTTTTGCCTTATCTGTGAGTGGTGCTGGGCTTTAACTAAGTAGGGTTTAGGGTTTTCTCTCACCCCTCCCTAAACCCTATTGTTTAAGCTGTTGTCGTGACAGTATGCTAAATCTATTATCACCCACTTGTCTCGCTTGCTTATGGATAATGCTCAGCATACTGCTTTTAATTTTTACGCACCAGAAGATGAGCGTATTGACGCGCTGGCGGCGTTACAGAAAACCTATCAACCCACGTCTACTGAGTTATTGTCTGCTGAGGTCTTGGCCGAAATAACGGCTTTGGCACATAATAAAGCCCCTCTTTTAAAAGCGATTGATCCGGCTGTGGTACCTTTCCCTTCAGCTAACTCAGCGCAGCACGCAGCCGGTATGCAGTCGGTATATTTAGATGAGTTTCAGCTAAATAGTCAAGGTGACTACTGGGAAAGACCTTCGTCCCTAAGCTTTGATAGCCTACGCGCCATGGCCGCTCAAACCCCCATTTTAAATGCTGTCATCATGACCCGTGTAAGGCAGGTGCAGCGCTTTGCTCGTCTCTGTGATACTAACAACACTTTACCAGGCTTTGAAATTAGGCATATTGATAGAAAGCATCAATTGACCACGGACCAGCACGAAAAAATTATTCAGCTTCAGAACTTTATCAGTCATGGTGGTAACGAGAGCTCACCTCGTGCTCGCAGAGTGTTGCGGCGTGATAGTTTTGCGCAGTTTATGGGCAAAGCAACCCGTGATAGCTTACTTTTGGATTCTGTGGCAATAGAAACTGAACGTGCTAAAGACCGTAGCTTAGGCTTGACAGGTTTATATGTGGTGGATGGCGCAACGATACGGCTATGCCCAGAATCAGGCTATAGAAACAATAAAGACCTGTTTGCCGTGCAGGTTGTTAATGGCTTGGTGCGCACGGCTTATGGTTATGATGATTTACTTTACGAGGCAAGAAATCCACGCTCAGACGTGACGACAATTGGCTACGGGTTGCCAGAAACTGAGCTCTTAGTGCGTGTTGTGACGGGTTTTTTAAATGCCATGACTCTCAATAATAACGTGTTTGATAAAAATTCGATTCCAAAAGGGATATTGCACTTAAGCGGTAATTATTCGCAAGAAGATTTAAGTGCCTTTAAACGCTATTGGCACGGTATGGTGAAAGGCTTAGACAGCCATTTAACTGTTCCCGTGTTGGTGTCAAAAGATCAAGAATCACGCGCCGCCTTTGAAAAGTTTGGCGTGGATTTTAATGAAATGATGTTTGCTAAGTGGATGACGTTTTTAACTTCGATTATTTGTGCCGTTTATGGCATGTCGCCCAGTGAGATTAATTTTGATAGCTTTACTGGCGGCAGTACCAGCGCGTTAGGTGGTAATGATACGGCAGAGAAGCTAGCGGCCTCAAAAGATAGCGGCTTACGGCCCTTATTAGCTTACTTTGAAAACCTGCTGACTGATTATGTTGTAGGCGATCTTGAGAGTAATTTTTGCTTTCGTTGGACAGGTTTAGATGTTGAAGATCAAGATAAAAAATACGAGTTGCGTAAAACCTTGCTCACGCTTAACGAACTACGCGCTGAAGAGGGTTATGAAAAAATTGAGGGTGCGCTTGGGGAGGCGCCGGTTGAAGCGTCGTTGTTGAATGCGTGGATGCAGTTGCAGGCACAGCAACAGCCGGAAGA